CTTCGAAGCGTGAAAACTATCTCTGTAAACATAACAACATCCAATATAAAGGCATCGGAACAGAGGGATATATAGACATTCAGAAAGTGAAGCTTTGTTCTGAAGATTTCCCCGCTTCTTTCTGGAGAGGAAGAAGAGTATGGGTCGGAATGGACCTTTCGCAGTCGGACGATAACACGGCTATTGCCTGGCTGACGGAGGAAAACGGCTGTATTTATGCCCAGGTCAAGGTTTTTATACCTGGAGAAGATGCTGTAATTCAGCTGAAAAGTAATAGGGAAAAGGTTAATTATGAAGCTCTTATTGAGAGCGGCGAAGTTATCCCATGCGGCGCAGAAGTCATCGACTATGGATCAGTTGAGCGTTTCATTATAAACACTCTCCAAAACAAAATGGGCTGCGAAATAGCCCAGGTTGGATATGACCGATATAACGCAATCTCAACCGTACAAAAGTTGGAATCGGCTGGAATCGAATGTGTAGAAGTCAAACAGCATTCAAGCGTTTTACATATGCCGACAAAGCTTTTGAAAGAGCTAATCCTGGACAAAGCGTTTAAATACTCAAAATCAAAAATATTGGAGATCAACTTCCAGAATGCCCGCTGTGTCGAAGATACGAACCTGAACAAGTATGTAAGCAAAAAGAAATCAGCGGGAAAAGTTGATGCCGTTTTCGCAATTTTGGACGCTTTGTATTGTCTCCAACAAGAACAATTATTCGGATCATCGGTAATTGTCCAATATTAATTTGAGACGGTGGAAAAATAACATATTAGTTGTAGATAAGGAGGTGAAGTTATGCCTTTTTGGAATAGGTGGTTTGGGAATGAGCCTGAGCCACGAGCGGAAACAGAAACAATGTTAGACGAAAAAACAACGGACCAGGCACTCCTAACGGCGCTTTTAGGTCCTGGTGACACAATAACGAGAGATCTGGCTGTTCAAATTCCAGCTGTTGCTGCGTGTGTGAATTTGATCTCCAGTACAATTGCGGGCTTGCCCGTCCGTTTATATGACAAGAGCGGGAAGCTTAAAGAGATCGAGGATGATCCGAGACTGGTTCTGTTGAATCATGACACGGGCGACACGATGACCGCGAACCAATTCTGGCAAGCGATGATCGCGGATTATCTGCTGGGCAAAGGTGGCTTTGCTTACATTCAGACGTCAGGCGGGATTGCTGAAAAAATCTATTATGTGAATTGCGATGAGATCTCTTATGTGAAGAATGTCGATCCGATCTTCAAGAGCTACGATTTGATGGTTCAGGGGAAGAAGTTTTATCCCTGGAAGTTCCTGAAGATCCTCCGTCATACAAAGGATGGCGTAACGGGCTTGTCGATATGCGATGAGAACCCGACACTTTTATCTGTAGTTTACAAGTCTCTTATATATGAAAAAAACCTTGTAGCCAGGGGCGGAAACAAGCGCGGATTCCTGGAAAGTGAAAGGACGCTGACGGAGAAGGCGTTCCAAAAACTGAAAGAAGCGTTTAGAAGGTTGTATTCGTCATCTGATGAGAATGTTATCGTCCTGAACAACGGCGTCAAATTCAAGGAGGCGTCAAACACGTCAGTAGAGATGCAGCTGAACGAAAACAAAAGGACGAACGCGGAAGAGATATGTGAGATCTTTGGAGTCCCAGTCTCGATGATATCAGGCGGAGCGACAGCGGATGACAAGAAGGTCTTTGTTAGGACGATAGCAAACATCCTTTCAGACATCGAAAGTTCTTTAAACAGAGACCTTTTGACAGAGGAAGAAAAGCTGACCAAATATTTCTCTTTTGATACAAGGGAGCTCACCAGGGGAGACATTAAAGAAAGATACGAAGCTTACAAGCTCGGACTTGAAGCGCATTTTCTCCAGGTTGATGAAGTGAGAGAAATGGAAGACTTAGAGCCAACAGGATTTAAGTGGATGACGATCGGCCTGAATGATGTCCTACTGGATATCAAAGAAAACACAATCTACACGCCGAACACGAACGCATTAGTTTCTATGGATAAGACGTCGGCGGTTATGGCAACGACACCAAACGCCAAAGTGGGACCGATCCCCGCTGATGAGGAGAGAGCTTATAACGGCAAAAATCTTCTCATCACAGGTGCTCCTGGAAGTGGAAAGACGACACTGGCAAAAGAGATGATGATTCCAGGAGACATAATTGTTGATTTGGACATGATCAAAGGCGCACTGCTCAACAGAAATGACTTACATATTGATGCTAGAGACCTGGTGCCGATGCTCGAAGTCGTGAGAGCGGCGATCTATCAGGGGATAGCGGAAGGCAAAGCTCCTGGGAAAGCTTATATCATCACAACGCAAAACGACAAAGAGATCCTGAATGAGTGGTGCGAACAGTTGAACGCTGATCTCCATGTGATGGACACGCCCGAGGCGGTTTGTATAGAGCGGATCGAGAATGACGAAACGAGAGAAGATAAAGAAACATTTAAAGATCTGGTGAAAGAGTGGTTTAAGAAAGGCGGTGATTTGAAAAATGAGAGCTGAGCTAAGATCCGATGGTCTCCACATTTCCGGCTATGTCAATGTTCCTGGCAGAAAGTCCAGGCCGATCATGACGGCAGCAGGAAGAGCCATCGAAATTATAGAACAGGGCGTTTTTAAAGATGCTCTGTCCCGCGCCAAAGAGGTGCGAATGCTCCAGGATCACAGACCCGAAAGAGTTTTGGCGGATACAGCAGATGGAACGCTGAAAATCAAAGAGGATGCTGTAGGTCTGAGAGCGGAGGCGGTGGTAACGGATGAAATCGTTATTGATGCCGCGAAAAAGGGAAAAATCAGGGGATGGTCTTTTGATATGAGAAATGTCAAAGATGACGTCGAAACCAGGGGAGATGACATCCCGATAAGGCATGTTAAGTCCCTTGATATTTCTGAAGTTTCCTTAATCATTGATAGAGTTCCTTGCTATTCCTCAACATCAGTTGAAATCAGAGGAGAAGAAGAGGAAGCAGTGGAAATCAGGTCAGACATGGAAGATGTTTCTTATTGTGAGTTAGAGACGACGCCTGACGAACATATTAATAAAGATATGAAAAAACCATCCGAGGAGAGATCCGAGGAGTGGAAAGAAGCTGTCAACAAGAACAAATCAATTTTAGCAGACCTTAAAGGAGGTGCGAAATGAATAAATTCAAGAAACTTATTGAAAAGAGGGAGCAGATTCTGGCTGAGATGGAACTGCTTACTAATACAGCCGAAACCGAGGAAAGAGCACTGACCGAGGATGAGCAGGCAAAGTTCGATGCTTATGAGAAGGAAATAAGAGCTATCGATGCGACTGTTAAAACCGAGGAAAGAGCCCGCGCTCTGAACACCGTAACCGAGAAAGAAGACAAGCCCGCGAAAAAGGCTAAGCTTTCAAGAGTAACGGCTGAAGAGAGAGCTTTCGAGGCGTATCTCAGAGGCCACGCTGTCGAGGTCAGAGCTGACGGAGATGATGCGGGTGACGGTGAAGGAAGCGGTGAAGGAAGCGGCGAAGGTGAAACCGTAACCGTTACTGATGCGAACATGACAAAGACCGAAAACGGCGCCGTCATTCCTTCTTCAATCGCAAACAAGATCATCACTAAGGTGGTCGAGATTTCCCCGCTGTATCAGAAGGCTACTCGCTACAACGTGAAGGGCACTCTGTCAATTCCTTATTATGATGAGGACACCTCGACAATTTCAGTAGCTTATGCTGATGAGTTCGAGGAGCTGACAAGTACAAGCGGATCCTTTAAGAGCATTCAGCTTCAGGCTTTCCTGGCTGCCGCTCTTACCAAGGTTTCTAAGAGCCTCATCAACAACAGCCAGTTCGACATCGTTTCCTTCGTAGTCGATCGTATGGCTAAGGCAGTCGCAAGGTTCCTCGAAAAAGAGCTTCTGAAAGGTTCTACCGATTACGCTGAGGGTCTTTCAACCGCAACTCAGGTTGTGACGACCGCTTCTACAAGCGCGATCACATCTGACGAGCTGATCGATCTTCAGGATGAGATCCCCGATGTTTATCAGTCTGACTCAATCTGGATCATGAACAAAAAGACCAGAACCGCCATCAGAAAAATGAAGGACGGACAGGGTAATTACCTCTTAGAGAAAGACGCAACCGCAAAATGGGGATATCGTCTGTTTGGTAAGGATGTCTATGTTTCCGATTTCGTGGATCAGATCGCGTCCGGAAATACCGTTATCTACTACGGCGATTTCTCAGGCCTGGCTGTTAAGCTTTCCGAGGATATGGACATCCAGATTCTCCGCGAGAAATACGCTACACAGCACGCTGTCGGCGTTGTCACCTGGATCGAGTTCGACTCCAAGATTGAAAACCAGCAGAAGATCGCGGTCATGAAGATGGCCTGATGGGAGGCGATCCCATGAAGATTAAAGCTAAAATTCCATTCGCTGGGGCTGTGGTTATGGCCCCAGGCGAAATTAAGGATGTCCCAAACAACTTAGCTACTGAATACATCTCAATTGGCTATGCGGAGCCCGTTGATGATTTTTCAGATAAGATGAACCCGCCGATTGAAGCCACGGCGGAAACTGATGAACCGGAGAAAAAACCGGCAAAGAAAAGAACAGTTAAAAAGAAAACTGGTGATTTAATTTAAGTTAAATTTGTTTCACGTGAAACAATAAGCTTAACGGAAATTAGAAAGGAGGGCGGATTATGAAGATCTCAACGATAACAGCGCAAGAGGTGCTGAATTATTTAAGAGCTGAACAAGATGAAATCGGTTTAATGGAACCTATCATGGACGCGGCGAAAGCTTACATCATGGATGAAACCGCCCTTTCCTCTGAAGAAATCGATTGTTTCCCCGATTTATACATAGCTTTCATGGTCCTTTGCCAGGACTTTTATGACAACCGATCCTATACGCAGGAAACCAAAACCGTGTCTAACAAGACGGTTGACACAATCTTAGGACATCACAGAATGAATTTGGTTTAACAGGAGGAAGAGCCATGAACATAAACCCTGGAGAACTGAATAAGAAGATCCAAATTCTAAGAACGGAAGACGCTGGAACAAATGAAAACGGCTTTCCGATATCTGAAGAAGTTGTTGTTAGAGAGCCATGGGCGAAAATAACACATAAATCAGGCTCAGAGCTGATAGCGGAACATAGCGAGTTTGCTGTAGATAAAACGAGGTTTCTAGTCAGATATTCGAAAACTCCAATTGATACAGATTGTTTCGTTAGATATGACGGGCATGACTACGACATTGTTTATATAAACGATTATGAAGAAGCTCATGAATACTTGGAGATCTGGTGTGAAAGGAGAGCAAGGGTATGAAGGTTGATATAAAAGGTGCTGAAGAAATCGAGCTGTCTCTCCAGAAAATCGGAGCTGGAGCTGTCGATATCGCAAAAAGAGCGGTCAATGCCGCCGCGCCGACACTGAGAGACTCCCTGAAAGACCAGATAACTAAGACGACAAACGGGAAAGGCGATTTGGCTGATAGTATCACACTGACGCCCGCGCTGGAAAATGATTGGGGTGTCTATGCTAAGGTTGCTCCGTCTGGTGTCGATAGACGCGGAACCGCAAACATTATAAAACTGCGTGCTTTGGAGTATGGCCGAAAAGGTGGATATCATTCCAGGAGCGGTTTTTATGTAACGGATCAGGAGCCAAAGCCCGTGATGGCAAAAAGCGTGGCAGCTGTAGAAGATAAGGTTGTAAAGATTATGGAAGACATCGTAGGGGAAGAGATTGATAAACTGTTCGACTAAATAAGGAGGTGATCGGAAATGAGCTATTTTTCAGAGATAAAGAACGCTTTACTCCCCCTGAACATTCCGATCACGACAGATTTTCAGGGTGGAGGATATGACACTTATATCACGATGGTCGAGGCGGCGGATTATGGACGCGATTACGGGGATGATATCCCAGGGTATAACGTAACACCAATCCAGGTTCATTTTTTCTGTCCTATGCCTTATGACTATCTGGCTATAAAGAATGAAATCCGCAAACGTATTTTTAAAACAGGGCTTTTTACATACCCTGATGTAACTATTTTCACTGATAGAGAGCTGGGTGTCAGACAGATTGTTTATGAGTTTGATACCTACGAGAAAGCAAATCTTTAAGGAGGTGCGATAAATGAAACGTGGTATTAGATATGTCTGCTTTGCGAAACTGAACGAACAGACCGGTGAATATTATGATGGTAAATACATCGGACCGACTAGCCAGCTGAACGGGTCCATCCAGAAAGCGGAGGCTGACGATTACGGCGATGACATGATCCAGGAGAGCGAATCCGTTGTGACCGGTGGCAGTTTGACCTGGGAGTCCAATAAGGATAGTGACGACCTGCATGTGTATCTTCTTGGTCACCAGATCAACGAAGCTGGAGAGCTTGTTGTCAATGCGAATGATAAGCCCCCGTTCGTTGGTGTCGGTGCCATCACTTACACTGATGGCAAATGGGCTGGAAAGTTTTACACCAAGGTTAAGTTTTCCGAGCCTGACGATTCTAACTCGACCGTCAATGATTCAATCACTTTCGGTCACGTAACGCTTGAAGGAAAGATTTTCCTTGATAGCAATTACGATCTGAAGTTCAGAAAGCTGTTTGATGATCTTGACGATGCGATCGCATGGGTAAAGGAGAAATGTGCTATCGATGTTGAAAGCACTCCGAGCGTTTCAGTCGTTCCGAGCCGTGCGTCTGTAGCCGTTGACGGAAAGACTACCCTGAAGGGTATTACGGTTCCGGCTGATACCGAGGTTACATGGACAAGCTCCGACACGTCAACCGCTACGGTTAACTCCAACGGCGTCGTGACCGGCGTAGCTGCTGGAACGGCAACCATTACCGCAACCATCACGGTTGACGGAACGGATTATACCGATACAGCGTCGGTGATTGTCACAGAGTAAGAAAATCAAATAACGGCCCGCTTTTTGCGGGCCATTTTTTAAACAGAAAGGAGGATGACGAATGAGCACACTAAACCCGCGCGGCGTAGATGTCGATGTCATGGGTAGACATTACGAGATATTATTCACATTGAACGCGATCGACAAAATCCAGGATATGACGGGGAAAATGCTCCCTGAGATCATGCTAACAATTGCGGATGTAAAAAATCCTGACTCAATTCCCACTCTAAAGCTAGTTCTTTCAATTCTTTTATCCGATTATTCCGAAAGAATCCATGATCCTCTTTATAGAGCTCCAGGCGATATTTCCGATATTGTTCCAATATCTGAAAAGCAGGTTGGCCAATTCGTAACGGCTGAAAACTGGGGCGAAATCATCGAGGGGATACTCACGGCTTACGGCTATTCGATGCCCGAAAAATCAGAAGATGAGGAGGAAGCCGACCCAAACGCATTGAGCGGGAACAGCTAAATGTTGCCCGCGTCTTACTAATCGGAACATCAAAGATGGGTTTTTCAGAAAACAACCTTATGAGGATGACTCCGCGAAAATTCTTCCGACTCATGGACGAATGGCTGGAGCTTAATAACCCCAAAAAACGACATAATAGTAATAGAAAATCAACAGCTGGCTTGGATATAGACGGGCTCCCCTGATATATTCAGGCCGCTTTTTATAAGGAGGTGTAAAAATAGATTATGCCTAAAAAGATACAAATTGTTTTAGCGCTTGACAATGAAAAAGAATTCACGCAAGGCTTTCGAACTGCGACAGCGGCGGTTAAATCCAACCGTGAAGAGACCAAGCTCTTAAAAGAGATGTATTCAGGCGCTCAGAATACCATCGAGGCGCTGACGAAAAAGCATAGCGCTCTTGAAAAGACGCTTGAAAGCCTGAAGCGCAAACAGGAAGCAGCGAAAGCAGGCCTGGAAAACGCGAACAAGGCTTATGAGAAGCAGGCGAACGCTCTTGCCGGTCTCGAAGCAAGCCTCGCAAAGGCACAAAAAGAGGTTAAAAAGTTTTCCAATGTCGGCGATACGTCATCCGACGGATATAAAAAAGCCGTTGCCGAACTGGAGAAATACAAGACTGCCGTTGCGTCGCAAAACACGAATCTCCTGAAAGCGGAAGAGCGTGTTAAGTCCTGGATGGGCAAAGTTAACAGCTCGAATAAAGAGCTTCGAACCGCTGAAAACGAGCTGAAGAAAACAGATCAGTATCTGGATGAAGCGAACAAATCCGCTGACGGGTGTGCTAAATCCATCGACAAGATGGGTAAAGAAACCAAAGAAGCCGCGTCCGACATGAAGGAAGCGGGCAGTTCCGCGCGAGGTTTCTCGGATGTCTTAAAAGGCTTTGTTGCTGGTGATATGATCACAACGGCGCTCCGAGGTGTAGCCGATGGTGCGAAAGATGCCGTCAAATATGTTGTTGATGTCGGCTCATCGTTTGAAGCGGCGATGTCGAAAGTCGAGGCTTTATCTGGAGCGACAGACAAAGAGCTTGACGCGATCAAAGAGAAGGCTGAAGCGATAGGAAGAACGACACAATTCTCAGCAACTCAGGTTGCGGAGGGTTTTTCATACATGGCTCTTGCTGGATGGGACGCTGAAGAATCCCTTTCCGCGATCGATGGCGTTGTAAATCTGGCGATCGCATCACAAACAGACCTGGCACAAGCATCCGATATGGTGACTGATTATCTCTCAGCTTTCGGAAAGTCGTCGGAGTATGCTGGCAAGATGGCGAATGAGATGGCGTATGCTCAGGCGCACTCCAACACATCAGCCACACAGCTTGGTGATGCTTTTAAAAACAGTGCTGCGAACATGAACGCGGCGAATCAGAGCATGGAGACCACAACCGCGATCCTGGAAGCGCTGGCAAATCAGGGAACGAAAGGATCTGAAGCGGGCACACAGCTTGCGGCGGTGATGCGTGATATCACATCCAAAATGAAGGATGGCAAGATTGCGATCGGTGAGACCACCGTTTCTGTCATGGATGCGGAGGGTAATTTCCGTGATCTTGTCGATATCATGGCTGATGTCGAAAGCGCTACTGCTGGCATGGGAAGCGCACAAAAAGCAACCGAGCTTCAGAGCACCTTCACGGCAAGATCCATCAAGGCGGTCAACCAGATCCTGAATGAGGGCGTTGATAGCATCAAGGGATATAAAACCGAATTGGAAAATTCAGACGGAGTTGCCGCAAGAATGGCGGCAACGATGGAAAACAACCTCCAGGGTTCTTTTAAATCTCTGAAAAGCGCAACGGAAGGCTTAGGAATTGCGATTTTTGAAGGAATATCAGGGCCGCTGAAAGGCGGAATTGATGTCGTAACGGCTGGCATAAACGGCTTGACGGATGTGCTGAAAGGCACGGAGTCGGAAGCTGACACGCTTGTCGAAAGTGCGACGAAAGCCAAACAGGAGCTCGAATCCGTTATGAAGACGGCGGCGACTGACAGAGCCGATTACGAAGGGGAAGCGGCCAGGGTCGATGTCCTTGTAAATCAGATTTTCTCTCTGAACGAAATCGAGGGAAAATCTGAAGCGCAGCAATACCGACTGAAAACGGCTTGTGAAAAACTCGGTGAAGTTGTTCCGGAGCTTTCCGGTTTATATGATGAACAGTCGGGAAGCGTAAAACTTACCCGTGAAGAGGTCGAAAAGCTTACAACAGCTTATAAAGACCAGATGATCCAGGACAGAATATATGCCAGGAATCAGGAGCTGTTAAACGCTCAAACGGACGCAGGCGTAGAACTGGAGCTTTCAAAAGCCCGCCTGGAAAGTCTGAAGGATACTTACAAAGTATATGAAGAGCTGATAACGAACGCATCGAACGCCGAAAACGAAGCGATGCTCGGAAAGCTGAACGCTGACAAGTATATAGCGGAACAGACAAAACTGCTGGACACCGCTTTGTCTGAGGGAACAATCAGCCTGGATACTTATAACGAAGCAATTAAGTATCTCACAGGTTCCGAAACTGACCTTGCACAAATAATGTCATGGGCATCGTCTGAAAGACAGAAATACACCAGCGACATAAAAACCGCTGAAGATAGTGTCGAAAGTCTCCAGAAAACCTACGATGAAACGACAGATAAAATCAACGAAAACACCGAGGCCGGCGAAAAGTATATGGCTTCTTTACACGGTCAGACGGAAGCCGCGGAAGATGAGACCGAGGCCAAAGACCATGACACCGTGGCAACTTTCTCTTTGAAGGAAGCCAACGAGGATCTGGCTGAGTCTCAGGAAGAATTAGCCGACAGTACCGATGATCTAGCAGAAAGCACGGACGAAAACACTCAGACTCAGGATGACGCGGCAAAGATGGCGGAAGTCCTTAAAAAGAAAAGGGAAGAAGAAGCCAAAGCCGCAGAAGAGGCGGCGAAAGCTGAAGAAGCTGCTGCCGAAAGAGTAGAAAAGGCTTACGACAAAGCCCAAGAGAGTGTTACTAAGTCGTTCCAAGATATATATGACAGCGCCAAAAAATCCCTTTCCTTTGACTTTCTATCTGATACGTTTTCGGGCGGCGTAGATGAAACAGTCGAGCAGCTGATAGCGAACAGTGAAGAACAGCTGAAAGCGCTTGAAGAATATGAGAGCAATTTAAGGATTGTTTCGGAACATATTGGAAAAGAGATCGCGCCCGAATTCATGCAATACTTACAGGGCATGGGGACGAACGGCGCGAACATCCTCCGTCATATAGCGGTGACATTCGAGCAGGACAACGGATCGGAGCTTGTCAAAGAGTGGTCTGATAACTATATGGAAAGTCTGGACATCACCGATCGCACGGCGGCAGTGATGGCTGGAAATGAGTTCGCAATCGAGGCGGGCTTAGGCAACCTGGCAAAAAGCACGGAGGCCGAATGGTCGAAACTGTCAGAAACGCTAGGGGAAGCTCAGTGGGGCGGCATAACGGACGGACTGCTCCAGTCGATAAAGGATGCGGTAGTTGTAGCTCGAACGGTCGGATCCGAGATACCTGACGGATTAGCGGAGGGTATAAAATCAGGAGAAATCACAGCACAAAACGCGCTGGATATGCTCAACTCATCAATCGCTGGTACTTTTGACGGTCTTGTTGAAATAGCAGAAAACCAGGGAATAACGATCCCCCAGGAAATTACAGCGGGAATCGAGCAAGGCGGACAGGATGCGATCGATGCTTATAACAACTTACTTTCCCTTCTTTCAACCGCTGATACGACAGCTGAAACAGAGGCAGAAGATAAAGGTAAATCAGTCGGCACAAAATACGGAACGGGTATTGCTGACAGCACGGAAACAGCATCCACAAGCGCCGAAAGCTTAAAAACCGCAGCATCAGGAGCACTTACTGGCACGGATGAATTCGAAACAGCGGGTGAAGGAGCCGGCGCGGCTTTTGCGAAAGGCATACGGAGCAAAGAACAAACGGTAACGCTTGCCGCTAAGTTTGTAGCAAATCATGCGAAATCTGGAATAGATGATCTCTATCCAAATTTTCAGAGTGCGGGCGTTTATATGGACATGGGCCTTGCGTCTGGTATCAATCAGGGGTCATCCATGGTCTCGATGGCGATGAGAAATGTCGCAATATCAGCACTGAACGCAGCGAAAGCGGAACTTGTCATTCAGTCCCCATCCAAACGTTTCCAGAATGAGGTCGGTAAAATGATCCCCGCTGGTATGGCGTTTGGTATCAAATTGAACAGTAAATTAGCGGAAAATGAGAGCACCAACCTTTCAAACCGCGTTTATTCGGCAGCTACAAAGTGGCTTTCCAAATACAAAGACGCGCATGAAGTGTCTTACGCTGATGAAAAATACTACTGGAGCAAAGTTCAGGCGCTGGTAGATGAGGAATCGGCGGCATACACCAAAGCGATTGAGAAGATGCACAACGCGGACGCGGCTCTGATGATTACGACATCAAAGCTTTCTGGAGAAGATGCGAGGGCGATAGCAAACAACTTTGGAGTGTCTATATATGACACCAAAGGAGACGGTGAAAAGGTCATCAAAGACCTGGATGACTACTATTCAGAGATCGTTTCAGCGGCGAAACAGCACAACTCCAACATGGAGGTTGTCCGTGAATATTCTCTTGAAGAAGAGCTGGCATACTGGCAAACCGTCCAGAGTCGCATAAAGACGGGAACACAAGCATGGTATGATGCGACAAAACAACTCAAAACCGTCAAAGAAAACATCAAAAAGGCGGCTGAGGAAGCAGCGAAAGAAGCCAGGCAGGCGGCAGAAGATGCCAGGAAGGCATACGAGGAAGCGCAGCAGAATATCTATGACAGCACGAGCAAAAACCTCGAACATATGCAAATATTAGGGGATGTTTCCCTGAAAACACAGCTTGCTTACTGGAAACAGGCTCAGAAAAAGCTGGAGGAAGGCTCGGAACTTTGGTATCAAGCGACAAAGAATATCCGTGATCTGAACGAACAAATAGCTGAAGAGTCTAAAACCAAAGCTGAACAGTTTTATCAGGACATTTTCGACAACGCGGCTAAAAATCTCGAACGTATGCAGATATTAGGAGAGGTCTCAGCTGAAGAACAGCTTAGAGTATGGCAGGGCGTCAAAGCTCAGATGGTCGAAAACTCGGATCTGTGGTGGGAAGCTCAAAGGAATATTTCGGAAATTGAGAAATCACGGATGGAAGACACGCTGACAAAACAAAGAACGATCCTTTCCACTTATAAACAGTATTACAAGCTCTCCGAAAGAGGAGAGATGGATTACTGGAATACTGTTAGGCAGATGTATCAGGAAGGAACAGCCGACAGGATCGCAGCAGACGCCGAATATTATTCAGCCGCTCAAACATATTACGACAAGCTGAAGGATCTGGATGAGCAGTATGAAAACGATAGAAAGAGCATCAATGAACGCCTGAAAAAAGACGTCGAAGATGTAACCAAAACCTACACTGATGCGGTTAAGACAAGAGAGCAGTCAATCATAAGCTCAATGAACCTCTTTGAGGAATGGGACAGCGAGGGCTATTCAGGAGACAAACTCCTTGAAAATCTTAGGTCTCAGGTCGAAGGCCTGGCAGCATGGGAAAAGGACATCCAGGATCTGAAAAACAGGGGAATCCTTTCCTCCGATCTTATGGATTATCTGACAGAACAAGGTCCTAACCAGGCGGCGAACATTTACGGCCTTCTGGGAATGTCTGACAGTGAGCTTGAAGAATACAACAATCTTTATATAAAAAAAGTCCAGTTGGCACACGAGCAATCTGTCAGAGAAAACCACGAACTGCTTACGGAAACAAACGAACAGATAAAGACGCTTAGAACAGACGCGCTTGAAGAACTGAAACTGTTAAACGCTGATTATCTTTCGGAAAGAACGGAAATGTCGGCTGAATTATCGTCAAACTTACAGGCAATGGCAAAGAGGGCGGCAAAGGTAACGGCAGCATATGCTCAGGAATGGATCACCGAGTTTTCCGGTGAGACATCAGCATTAGAAACGTATTCATCCAGAGTCCAAAGTATCATATCGGAAAAACTTGGAGCCGATGGCGGATTCCTGAAAGAAGATATGGAACAGATCGGAACAAACGGATTGGATGCTTTGCTGAATTCTTTGACCGACAGAGAAAAGATCGCAGAAAGCGCCAAAAGTATGATGGAGATTCTCAAAGAGGAAATTTCATTAGCTGCTATTTCTGAAGGCGTCAAATATGACGCATTGATGGGTAGAGCTGGAACAATGAATACGGCATCTTTCGGCGTGATCAACGCGGCGCTTGCGACAGCGGCAACTATCCCAGCGGTAACGGTTACCAACGACAACACTGGCTTGGTTAATACTATGGCGGCGATGGTTCAGGCAATACAGGGAATAGCTGGAACAATTGAGAATTTACAGGTGGTCATGGATACAGGGGCACTGGTTGGACAGATCCAACAGCCCATGAGTCAGGCTAATGCTGCGGCGCAATTACAATATCAGGGCGGGAGGCTTTGAGCCTCCCCTCATATAAATAGAAAGGAGGGGGAAAATTATGCTGATTAATAATGTTGATATATCTACATATCACGGAAAACAGTTTGCCATTAATGCTGAACCGCCAAAGATGAACGGGATGGGGACTTTCGGCGCGGTATGTTTGGCGCCTGGACAACTGGATATTTGGCGAGAGATCAAGATTGATCTTTATGTAGAGGGCGATGGACGCGATGAGGTGAGTGAGAATATATCTGGAATTCTTTCCCTTTGTCGGGGAGTGGTTGAGATCGTCCTCAATGGCGGACAAAAGATCTGCGGAGTGCTCCAAGGTTGGAGTGTTTCGGGCTTAGATAAGCGCAGCAAACAAAAACTAACACTCAAAATCAGGGGCTATAAATACAGAGATTATTATTACACATATAGCGGAGGCGGTCAGACAATGATAACCGCTAATTATTGTGTTTTATCAAAAGTTATAGTCGATCGAGCTTATTCGTATGGGGAAACACCAGTTGAACTGATGATTAAGGGTCTGACGATAGACCCGCTTTCAGGAGAGGATCGAGGCATCAGGATTGATCTTTCGAGCGGTGATTGGCAGCTAGAAGGATGGGCGGTCATCATCAACGGGATTACAGGCGAAATGAAGGAACTGTTAGATGTGGAAGATACGGAGGGCAGTGCGCACGTAGTAGTGGGAGATGCCGCGCCGATTTTATATAGATACCCGATGATTTTACCAGGAGACAGCGTTCTTGCGGTTTCCGGAATTGACTTTGTAAGAATACAGGTAGAGGGGAGGGAGATCGTTTTATGAGAATAGACGGGACAGAAATCACACCGAGACAGTTTAAAGTCGATATGTATTCTGGAGCGGTAAATAGTCCGACAATATGGAAGAACGGGAAGATTGTTCCTTTCCTTCTTGGTGCTCGTTTTGGAATGAAGACGCTGAACCTTGTTTTAAGATATGACGGCGGGAAAGCTGAAGCTAACAGTGCCTTTGGGAATGTTATCAAAAAGCTGGATGGCGGAATCCATCTTTTAGAATTCGATGGCATCGAGCACGCTTTCAGGGGTATCCTGACGGGCTCAAAGATTAGCCAAGTCGTAATGGAAAGACGCTATGACCTGACACTTACTATGACGGGACAGGAAGTCGGGGAAGAAATCACCGTCAACAAATCTTTCTATAATGGGAGCGAAACCTTTACGATAGAGAACCCTGGTAATGACTACACGGCGGCGCGGGTCGAGATGTGGAACTTCTACACGCTGGAAGGGGAAGACCCTCAGGTTATCAGGGGCTTAATTCGCAATCCTATCTCACTCCAAACGGGCGATATAACAAAGCGCGGTCATCTAGCAGAGGCAGTTTCCTCAAATATCGTTATCGATGGCGTTTCGGGCGTCGTTCTTTGGCACGATACCGAGCCCTACGAATACAGCTTAGAGGAGACAGATGCCACGTATCAGCCAGACACGCGGGCAAAAGTCCAGAAGCTGACTACAATGGAGAAACTTTCGGCTCCTGGTTTGCCGATTTTAGCGCCTGGGGAGAATGAGGTCGAGTTTATACATAACGGATCGGATCACACACCAGGCATGTCCATCAGTTTCAGGCCAGTTTATCTGTGAGAAAGGAGGGGGAGAATGCTTTTAATATATGATAAAGACTATTTCATCAAAGGTTATTCCTGGAATTACTCTGATTTGTGTATTACTCACACGGTCTCCGATGGCAAAAAGCAACTTAAATTTAAGTGGCTTTATTCGGATACGGTCGAAAGTAAAACATTTTCTGCTTACAATACCCTTTACGACAGGACTCTTTCGAACCTTGAATTCACGGCAGCATCAGGAAATTTTCAGATAGAAACAGAGGATCACATCTTCACCGATGATGATGAGTATGTTGTCAAATCTGTTTCCGGAAACAGGACGGACGGGTTCGAGGTTGTCTGCGATCTGAACCTCCAAGATCTGACGGAGTACATTTATCCTTCTTGGTCTTGTACGGATGCGACAATTGGAGACGCGGTTTCAGATCTCCTCACGGATTACAACGCGCGTGTTGTCGAGAGATATGGGCCAGGGTCCGACACGGAGAAGATGCTCAAAAATAAATATTGGAGTGTCGGCGAATCGACCGTCACCAAAAGAAGATCTCTGACGCTGACGAATGTGACCCCGCTCCAAATCATCGAAAAGTTAGCGATAGCTTACATGATAGAGCCCGTTTGGGACACGCTCAATGGCGAAATTTCTTTTTATGAGAAAATCGGAGAGGATAGGGGCGTTTATATGAGATCTGGATTAAATTTAAAATCCATCTCAAAAAGCACCGATTCTTACGATCTTTATACAAAGATTTATCCGATAGGCAAGGACGGCATAACGCCTGGTTATCTTACAAACTATTCCTATTCTGATATTCCGAGAGTCTATGTCTGGGAAGATGATAACTACACTGATCTTCAGACGCTGACAGCTGACGCAACGGCGCTTTTAGCGGATCTTTGCCATCCGATAGTCTCGTATTCTTGTCAGGTTGTCGATCTGGCTAAGCAATCCGAGATCTATGACGGGCTGGCATATGCTGCGGGTGATACTATCCTCCTTGTGGATGATAACAGTGGGACATACGACCAACAGCGAATAGTAAAAACAATCACTTATCCGCTAAATCCTGACAAAAACTCAGTAGAGCTGGCAAACTGTATGTTGACCTTTGAACAGATGCAAGCGAAATTGAAGCAAGCATCTGATATTATCGGAACGGTCGTTTCGTCTGATGGAAAGATTTCTTATAGGAAAGTAAAGGGCATGGACGAAGATCCAGATGAGCAAAATATCCAGAATGTGGAACGCGTCCTCCGTCTTTCGTCTGCGGGTATGAGTAAAACGCAACGCGTCAATCAGATTAACAACGTTCTGGATATGTCCGACACATCGGGAACAGAAACAGAGCAAGTAAACAGGGCTGTATCGGCGTTGTCTCTTAATGCGACAGCGAGCACGGGCTCAGAAGTTCTGGATGATTTCGATGAGAGAATAACGGAAAACACGGAGGGAATAGCGGATATTAACACGCGCTTTGACATCTCCCCTGGTGATCCTCAGCCCGTTCTTAAAACGCTCAAACCTACTAAATCAGTCAAGAAATACCTTTACGCGGTAAGAAATAAAGTTGAGTATGGTCCTAACAACGCCTATTCTTACGAGGTCTATGAAGCAACGCCTGGTATGACCTACTACCTGACGGGACACACTCCTTCGAACATCAACCAGCATCCGCTGGTTGCCTTCTATGACGAAAACGACACTTTCCTCAGCGCGGACGGCGAAACCACCAACACCGATTACACCGATTATGAGGTAGTAGCTCCCACGGGCGCGGCGTCAATGATCATCAATGACTCATCTGCCTCGTTGAAAATCAAAGCAGTCGGCGCATATGTCCTGACAGGCTCAACGGTAGTCGATACACTGACCCTAGACCTGGCTGACGCGAAAGCCGATGTCAACACGCTCAAAACCACGATTGAAGCAATGCAAGAAACGGTGTCGATCGGCGTAACGATGGAACCGACCTCAACCGCAAGTGGTTTGTATAATGTCAACAACGGGCAGATCTACGCGGGGAGCACATATTCCCACAGTTTCTATGATGTGACCGATTTGGAGTATGTCTTCTTGACTGGTTCCAGCGCCACGAATGTTGGCTCGTATCCGATGGCGGCAGCATATGACTCAAACGGGCGCCTGCTGGATTCTTTCGGTATAGATCCAGTAACGATTTACCGAGATTATAAGGTAAAACTTCCAAACGGCGCAGTATCAATAGTCGTCCAAACATCTATGGCATCTGTTACCGTGATAGCGAAAGAAGGTGTCGTAGATGAGAGCGGATCAGGCGGAGGCGGAGCGGACATAACGCTTCTGAAAAATCTGGCTGATGTTCGCATATCTGACGCAAAGAAAAATCCGTTTGAATGGGCTCAGCTGGATAAAGGTTATGTCACATTTGTTGTGGATGATCTTTGTACGGATCTTGACAGTATTGCTTCCATTTTTGAAGAATACGGATATCCTTTCGGCATTGCTGCGATTCCTGACCGTCTCGATATTGCGGCAACATATCTTCAGGAAACAAGAGGAAACTTTACCCCAGGTATGACCATGAGAGAAATCATGGCTCAGGTTGTTGCTAATGGCGGCGAAATTATGACACATAATTCTTCCCCAGTTGTTACCATCGATAACCAAGATGATGATGAATTCATGAAAGGATATTTCTGTACAAGTAAAAAGAATTTGGAAAATGCTGGTTTTACTGTCAGAGGATTAATCAGAGCTGGAGGAACTGGGGCGATCAGCGCCACGCCACAAATTGAAAGATGGTTGACCATTGGCGGTTATGAATACAGTAATATCGGAACAGCTGAGAATTATAATCAGGATAGGACGACAATCCAGAAGACAAACCAGGAAATAAAAGACCTGATAACGCAGGCTTACAATCAGAAAACTTGGAGAAGATGGATGGTTCATTCTTACACATTTGGAGAAGGGCAAACTTTCACAGGTGAAGCAGATCTTCGAGAGATACTATCCCACTGTCAGACGTTAGGAATACCAGTCGTAACATACGGATATATGTTCGATCATTTCAGGTCTTCACACCTGGAAGAAACAATCAAGGCATTATAAAGGAGGGGTTTTCCCTCCTTTCTTGTTGTTCCTATTTTTTCCAATTTCTTCCTTCATTTTCATTCCCATTTCTTCCCATATTTAGACCTTCCAAACATTTCCTATACTATATCTAGTTTTGCTTAAATTGGAGAAAACTTAGAAATAGATGGAAGAACACGGAAAAGCCACAAGATATGGGAATAAATGGGAAGAAATGGAACAAGATATAGTGGTAAAAATCAAAAAATCGCTACAATGCGCTAAAAAATTGAAAAAGGTAGAATTATGCGTTTTAAAGGTCAAAACGCGCATTGTAGAGGCTTTTTTGTCCTATACTTTAACACAGTATAAAAATGACATATTAAAGGAAGAAAGAAAAATATTATTTATAGAAAGGAAGGTGAAACAGATGGATCATGTTTTTATGAGTTTCGTTCAATCAAATTTCGTTAGGTGTGTGATGGCTCTTGTAGTGATGGACACAATCTTTGGATGTCTCAGAGCTATAAAGGAAAAATCCTTTAATAGCAACATTGGCATCAATGGGACGATTAGGAAGGTGGGAATGCTTTTGTCGCTGGTATGCTGCGCATATCTGGACACGATCATTTCACTTAATCTGATCGGTTTTATTCCTGATGCTATCAGGGCTTATTTACCGGTTGACCATATTGGTATCACAGAATTCTTTGCTGTCATTTACATAGTTTATGAAATTCTTTCCGTTTTAAAGAATATGACTTTGAGCGGTCTTCCTGTGGGCAAGATATGGAAGAAGCTGAAAGAATTCTTAACGGAGAACACGGGCGAAATCGTTGATAGTGATGATGAGGAGGTGAAAGAGCATGAATAACAAACCTCAGGTTGGACAGATTTTCGGATCTGATACTGTTTGTGTTTCAGAGGGACCGAGCGGAGTTTTTACTTTTTGCGGGACTAACGAAGAGGACTTATCTTATCTTCCATATGAAGGAATATCTCCAATGAGTATGGCGATCTTCCAGAATACGAAGGACATCTTTATCTATACGCTTAATGGCGGTTGGAGCAAGTGGGGTGGTTACTGATGAATGTTAGAGATTTAATAATCGGAATGACTGCCGCGGGTGGCGGTGGCGGATCTCCCTCTGGTTCCATCTACATCACGGAGAACGGCGATTATGATGTTTCGAGTGTCGCAACGGCTATAGTCGATGTTTCAGGTGGAGGTGGTGGCGGTGATAACACCGTTTTCGCGCGAGCGATGGCTAAGGCGGCAACCGATACGGCAGCGTTAGAACTTCCTGAAGACATCACGGCGATCGGCGAAAGCTCTCTCGCTTATGGAAGCTGGGGATCGATAACGGGTTACGGCGTCCAGTCGATCGGAAACTACGGATGCCAGGGCATCCAGGCGTCAAGCGTAGATTTTATGTTTTGTAAGAGCCTCGGAAACTATGCGTTTCAGAATTCAAAGAGCCTGGAAACGTTCAATATGCAGTTTCTGGAGTCGATCGGAGAGGGTGCGTTTTGGGGGTGCTCCAAGCTGGCTTTGACAGATTTGCCAGGGACTCTGACATCTCTCGGAAGCAGAGCCTTTCAGTCAACACCTATTTCCATCATGTCGATTCCTGAGGGGATCGGGTTCATTCCGGAATACTGTTTTTATGGATGTCCAAATTTGGATTATCTCGATATTTACTATCCTCAGGATGGCCTGTATATCGGTAATCAGGCTTTCGCTGGATCTGGATTAACTACAGTTAAGTTTTACGCAAAGCCAAGCAATATCAACGTCATGGCATTTGCTAACTGTCCAAAGCTAAAAACCATTTTTGTCCCTTGGTCGGAAGGTCAGGTTTACGGCGCGCCATGGGGCGCGACTAATGCGTCGATCGAGTATGACAGTGTTTAAGGAGGTGCGGAGATGACAAAGAAAACTTTATATATCTACAAAAGAGCTGTCGGACCCGTGCAGAAGGACGGCAGTGAGATTTGGGGAGAGCGTCTGATTGCGGATGCTGGATATATCCTCCAGAATGGTGAAAACTATGCTTCAGTCATCGATGTTAAAGCGGGCGATGCTACCGAATGGGTAGAAGTCCCTGAGGAAATCGATTTTGAGGAAGCTGGAAAAATCCTCCTTGGTGAAGGGGGTGAAGCAGAATGAGACTCACAAAAGAAAGAATGAAGCAGCTGAGGGCGATTCTGGAAAAATACGCCGATGAGAAGGATGATGTCGAAATTCTGACCGTCCCTGAATTTGTCGAACGCTGGCAAGTGGGCATCAGCTACGAGGCGGGGCAAAGAGTCGGCTACGATGGCAAGGTTTATAAGGTGCTTCAGGCGCACACATCACAAGACAGCTGGACGCCAAGTGACGCTCCGAGCTTATTTGCGGAATTGCTGATTCCTGGTCCCGAGGTTATTCCTGATTGGGTTCAGCCAGGCAGTACTAACGGCTACTCGAAGGGCGATAAAGTCAAACATAACGGCTCCGTTTGGGAGAGCCTGATAGATAACAACGTCTGGGAGCCAGGGGCGACAGGCACGGAGGCGCTTTGGGCGAAACTCTAAAATTACATAATATAAATAGGGGGATGCTTTGGCATCCCTCTTTTTGTGAGAAAGGAGGGTTGGAAATATGGACATAATAGCCGAGAGGCAGCGAATGCGGCTTCAGGATGAGCGAACGGCTATAAGACGTATGCTGAGAAACCAAGCAAGAAAAGAAACGTTTTTGGAGACGGTTGTGAGGCGGGCGTCTGAAAAGATTAAACCGCTGGATTATAAGCCAAAGCGCAAAACCGACAAAACTGGTGATGTGGATCTGATCATCCATTTGACGGACACGCATTATGGCATAGATATCAAAAACAGCTGGAACACTTACAACGGGGAGGTTTTAAGGCTCCGTTTGTGTGAGTTTCTGGATCATATCTTCGAGATACAAGAACGACATAGAGCTGAAAACGCCATCTTACTTCTGGGCGGGGATCTGATCTCAGGCGGGATCCATCCAACGCTACGGATCGAGAACAATGAAGATCTGATTGATCAGGTCTTAGGGATATCAGATTTCCTGGCGGATTTCGCAGCAGAGCTTAGCACATCTTTCAAACAAGTCAGCATCTATCTTGTCCCTGGCAATCATGGGAGGATCCAACCAAACAAGGATGAGAATTTGACCCATGAGAATTTGGATAATCTTATTCTTCCATTTATCAGGGAGAAACTCCAGAACTATCGGAACATATCTTGTTTGGAGAACAAGCTGGAGGGGACAATTGCGGTCTTTAACTGTCGCGGCAATCTTGTCTTTGCGTCTCACGGCGATAAAGACCCGATCAAAAAAGCAACAGAGCGGTTGACCATGCTTTTCGGGACGCAGCCGGATTTGATATATCTGGGGCATTTACACTCTAATGCGCTAAGCAGTCAGAGCAAAACAAAGATAATTCAGAGTGGGTCTCTATCGGGGATGGATGCTTATTGTGTTGACAAAAGGATTTCGGGGAGACCTGAGCAGACGGTCTCCGTAATCGGAGAGAGCGGGCTCATCTGTTTATATAACATCAATTTTAGGAGGTGATGTCGAATGACTATCAATAAGAAGCTTATGAATTGTAATCATACCGTTAAGAAAAGAGGAAAAGCGGACATTAAATTTATCGTTGTTCATTACGTTGGGGCGTTAGGAGATGCGAAAGCAAACGCCGAGTATTACGGAAGCGGTCATGTTGGCGCATCGGCTGATTTCTTTGTTGGTCATGGTGGGGATGTCTGGCAAGCGAACGACTACTGGAACTATTACAGCTGGCACTGCGGCGGAGGCTATCAGTCAAGCTGGAGGCAGAACGGCGGCGGGCGTTTTTATCAGGTATGTACAAACTCGAACAGTGTAGGAATCGAGATGTGTGTTCGCAAGAAGAACAAAGGGCATCTGGACGCTACTGATACTGACTGGTATTTCGAGGATGCGACAGTGAAAGCGACAGCGGAACTGGTTCGCTATCTGATGAAAGAGCTGGATGTAGATATTGACCATGTGATCCGACATTATGACGTCAATGCGAAAATCTGCCCTAACCCGTTCGTTGTCGACCATCAGAAGTGGCTGGCTTTCTTGGAGCTGGTGAAGTCTGGGAAGTATGAAGAGCCGAAATGGTATCGCGTCCGTCTTACCTGGGGAAACGAGAAATCACAGATTGGCGCCTATGAGAAGCTGGAAAACGCAAAGAAGAACTGCCCCGCTGGTTATACCGTCTATGATAGCGATGGAAAAGCCGTCTATAAGAATGAAGCGAAAGGCACACAGGCGAAATCCCTGAATGGGATGAGTGAAGCTGAGAAGATTAAATACATGGCTCCGCTTTATCAGGATGTAGCAAAGAAGACAGGAATGTTAGCATCGGTCGGATTAGCCCAGTTTTGTCTGGAATCGGGTTATGGAACGACAGATCTGGCTCAAAACGCGAACAATTTACATGGGATGAAATGCTCCTTATCTGGAAACACTTGGAGCGGGTCGTCATGGGACGGGAAGTCAAAATATAACAAGAAGACCGCTGAACAGGACGCGGCAGGGAACGAACATTATGAATACGCGGATTTCAGGAAGTATCCATGTATGGAAGACAGCATCGCAGACCGTGCCGCGTATTATCTCGGAGCGATGAACGGCTCCAAGAGACGCTATCCAGGCATCGAGAACCTGAAAACGGCTGAAGAACAGGTCAAAGCGATCAAAGCAGGCGGTTATGCTACTGATGTCAAATATGTTTCAAAGCTCATGAATATCATCGACCGCTTTAACTTGACGCAGTATGACGATCATGAGAAGGCGCCAAAGGAAAAAGAAACAGCCCCAGCGTCCAATCCAGAAGACATCTATGTTGTCCGAAAATCCCTCAAAGACGGAAAGAGCCAGCTCGGAGCGTTCAAAATCCTGAATAACGCTAAAAAGATGGCCGATGCCAACGCTGGTTATAAAGTGTTCGATCTGACCACTGGCAAGATGGTCTATGAACCGATCTTAACAAAAGCCCAGCTTTATATCGCTGCGGCAAAGCGTATGGATGAAATCATGCGTCAAGATATCAAGGATGGTCTGAAATGGGTCTATATCAATAACAAACCGAGGGCGAACACCTTCGATGAGGCAAGAATCCAGGGTAAGAGATATACCAACTGCTGCACTGGTGCGTTATGGGCGGCACAAGAAGCCGAGCTTGTTCCTCTGAAAGCTGTTCAGTGGTTCGGAGATCATAAAGATATCGTCTTTATAAATGGAAACAGTGGAAAGCGTGAAGCTGAGAAATACTTTGAATTCATAAAGGTCGGAAACAAAACGGTCAAGCAGTGCGTCAAAGATGGAACCGTCAAACCTGGAGATATCCTTATGTATAAGGATCTGACCCATACAAACGCCTATCTTGGAGACAATGTTTCCTTTGATACAGGACATGCGACATGTACGGCGAAAGGTGAGAATGCTCCGTTTAAATGCTGGGTTGCTCCCCTGACTTATCCCGATTTTGTCGTTATGTGGATCGCTAGGTTGCGTGAGAATGTGAAATACAGGGTAAGGATCGGGATCTTCCAGGATCCTTCAAACATTAAGAGAAATGACTCCAAGCTGGAAAAAGCTGGAATGTGCCCATATCATAAGCAGACGGCAAACGGAACAGCGATCCTAAGCGGGGCCTTCGATCAGGCGGCGAAAGCTGAGAAACGCCTCAAAGAGATCAAAGCTCTTGGATATAACGGAGCAGTGATTGAAGTAAGCTGAAAGTTTGTGAAAAATATGGAAAGGTAGAGGGATTGACTATTTTCGGCGCTGTTATATATGAATAAAAACAGAAAGAAATAGGAACTGGAAATATAAATAATCACTAGGAAAGTTTATATAAAAAAATCGAATCAGCAAAACGACGGGGCGAACAGCCCCGTTTTTGCTGTACTTGTTTGACTTTCAAAAATAATCTGCTAATGTAAAGGACACCGAGGCGGTCAAAAACGCTTCAGAAACCCGTAAATAAAGCAATTTCGGCGACTTGGTAATTTTGACGGAAAAAGACCCAAAAAATTAGTCGAAATAACGAAGAACATTTTTCAACAATTTCAACATGTTTTATATAGCACCTTGACAACCGAATGAGGGCAAACCCCCACAAACAATAAACAACATACAAAGAAAAGGAGCAGAGATATGAGCAACACGCTGAAGAGAAGAAAAAGAAAGGGCAAATATTACCTGCCTGAATATAAAGAACTTGAAGAGTTAGGTATCAAAACAGAGCTTAAAGAGGTTTCCAGAGAAGGGAATACGGTTGAGTTGGCGGTATACGTCAACGGGAAGTATAGCTTCAGCATACTAGCAGAAGAAACCCAGCAATCACACAAACAATAAACAACATTCTAAGAAAAGGAGTAAATGATATGAAAAAGGGCGAAATACTTGTAATCGATAAAAAGGACATCCATTTTGAGGAGTTTACTTATAAAGAGCTATTTTCCAAGCTTTATAAAGGGAAGATGGTTATAGCCGAATATTCTGATGGGAGACGGGCTACGGTCATGCAATATGACAGGGAAAAGGGCAAGCTGTTAAGCTACAGCATGAGCCAAAGCATCGTGGATCCGCACGATCTGTGTTTTAAGCTAGTGGGAACGCGTCGCAAGAACATCGATGAGTTTTTTGCTGAGTGCGTGGCATGGGCCTCGATACTCAAGGAATGGTCGGTCGTGGTCGGCTGGCCTGAATGACCGTCTGACAGCCCTGTTTTTTGCCATTATTTTTCCTGAAGCACATATTAAGTATGTAGTTAAACCGCCTCCCTTTGGAGGCGGGAAATAATTATCACATTGTATATACTATAAACCATAAACGGAAAGGAGTTAATTATGGCTAAATATATAGTAAGAGGTGCCTGCGGGCACGATGTTCCTGTCGATGTGTTCGGCACGGAAGAAGATCGGATATGGAAGCTCGACCACTGGTATTTCGGAAGGGTCACCTGTGATGAGTGTAAGAAGAAAAAGCGAGCTGAGTTCGTTGAACGAGCGAAAGAGTACGGTCTTCCTCCTTTGACGGGGACTGACAAGCAGATATCTTGGGCTGAAGCCATCAGGGCGAGCGGCTACGAGTATCTTACCAATCAGATCCAAACAAGAATTAAAGGATCGGAAAAGGGGTTGTATCGGATTGGCTATGAATATGGAAAGAACGGAACAACAGAGACCGCAAGAGGGTCTATGGATGCGCGAATAGAAACCTTTATGAATAGCGTAGCGATAGAAGAAGAGAAGCTGAAGATGGTCGACAGATATTTTGGGTATTACACCAAAGCGTCCTATTGGATCGAGCATCAGTACCTGTTGGATGAAAGGCATCTTCTTGAATGGGCTGAAAAACACACTCCAGAGATAGAAGAGAACAGGGTGTTTGAGAAAGAGGTTCAGGAATCGCTAACGATAACCCCTGAAAACGTTGTAAAGCAAGACAGGGTAACGCTGAAGGTTTCGGGAAATATCATAATAGCAGAATATGCGAAAGACGCGGATTTTATAGCGATAGTTAAAGGCCTCGGATATATGTGGTCTGGCTATGACTGGCGGAACAAATACCCTGAAGTCACGGGCTCCATTGTCGACAGGGAAGCGGAGATAGGGCATGAATTGCTGGAAAACGGCTTTGTGGTCACATTCTCGACAGCAGAAGCCATGGAAAAGGCCGTTTCTGGAGAATACGAGGACGCCAAAACAAGGTTTATCCTTAAATCTGATGATAGCCATCTGCTGATTAGCTGGATAGGCAAGGACGATAAGATGTATCGGGCGGGGAAAGAGCTCAAATCCGCCAAATATGACGGAAACCAGCATGGCTTTATCGTCAAGGCGTCCTATTACCAGGACATCGAGGGCTTGATTGATTATATGGGCATGGCGGTTTCCGAGGCGGCGAAAGCGATCCTCCAGGCGGAAAAAGACAAGGTCCTTAAAGCCGACCTGACGAAGATCGAGGCACACAAGAGCAAAAAAGCCTCCGAGGAGGCGAAGTTGGATGAGATCTTACAGAGCAGCAGGGAAGTCCTTGTTGATCTGGTAGAGGATGAAGATTAACAAAATGAGATGTTTTTAAGGCGGGGCAAAGCCCCCGCCGGAAAGGAGATTATATGAGCAACAAGCTGAGAAAGAAAGTTAGAGATAATAAGAAACACCAGGTTTTTATTACGGGGAACATTAACGGGGCGCTGGCTGGGCCTGAAGGCAATATTTTTGACATGACTGACGGCGGCGCTGTTTTGATAGTGAGGTTTGACAGACCCACGTACGATGAGGTCATGAAGCTTAGGAAAGGTTCTTTGACGATTGGCTTGACACCGGTTGAAAATGTTTTGTTTCTGACCTTCAAGTTCGCTGACTTGAACACCATGGACGCTCCGTATAGCGTCCATCTTTCGAGAGGCCTTTCGAGGCTGAAGCCCGTTTCGTATGGTGAAGGGTATGCGTTACATATCATCATATGCGACACGGCGGGAAGGGTTTATGGTAGTCGTCTGATCGGACTTACGACAGAATTTTCGAGGGTGCTCTATGAAGAGATCATGGTTCAAAGAGCGATGCCCTTCGACAATGCTACACATAACGCGATTATAGACGCGGTTTATAGCAGTTACACGTCGACAGAGATTTTCGAAGCCGCGGAGGAAACCTGCTCTTTTGAGAGGCCTGCGCTGGTATAAAATAAATAAGGGGCTGGAAACAGCCCCTTTCTTATAGGAAGGAGAGCAAATGAATTTTACAACCACGTTATATCCCTACCAGCAGGAAGCGGTAGAGAAGCTGAAGCGTCTGAAGGTGTCGGCGCTTTATATGGAAATGGGCACGGGCAAAACAAGGACCATGCTTGAGCTGATAAACAGACGGTATGAGAAGGGCAAGATCGACGCGGTGATCTGGATGTGTCCCACAAGCGTCATACAAAACCTCAAAGAGGAGATCAAATACCAGGTTGGAGAGATCCCGCCTTGGATTATCGTAGCGGGCATCCAAAGCATCCAGGGCTCGGATCGCATATACGCAAAGCTCCTTCAGCTGGTGATGACTCGTAAGGTCTACTTGGTAGTAGATGAGAGCAATCTCGTGAAGAATTTCTTTTCGAAAAGAGCTCAAAGGATAACAGAGTTGTCTAGGCATTGTCAATATAAGTCAATTTTGAACGGGACGCCCGTTTCCAGAAATGAGTCGGACATGTTCGCTCAATGGTACATCCTGGATCCTCGCATCCTGGGATATCAGAGTTTTTACTCCTTTGCGGCAAACCATCTGGTTTTTCGAGAGGTCAAGGACGCCTGGGGTAACTGGAGAAAGACGAACCAGGTGGTCAGAGTCTTAAATATAAACTACCTGACGGAGAAGATCGCTCCCTATTCGTATCAGATAACCAAGCAGGAAGCAGACATCAAGCTCCCTCCGAAATCCTACCATACCTGGTATTACAGGATGACGGGGCACCAGTCGAGCGAGTACGAGTCGACGAAATGGACTTATCTGTCAGAGGTGGACGAGTTCAGGGTCGATACGATCTTCAAGCTCTTTACCGCGCTGCAGCATGTTATCAGTGGGAGAGAGGTCCTGACGGGTCCGAACGTGAGGATGGAAACCGTTGACATGTTCGATAACATCTATCAGAACCCGCGAATCGACACGCTGGCCGACCTCCTGGATAACGTAGGCGATCAGCAGGCGGTGATTTTTGCGAAATACAAATCAGAGATAGATGAAATATCCCAGCTCCTGACGGATCGCGGACAGACGTTCAGAGAGTTCACAGGAAGGATCAACAAACGCCAAAGGGAAGAAAATCGCCTTGCTTTCAAAGACGGACAGGCTCAATTCCTCCTTTCCAACAAGATGTGTGGCGCCTACGGCTTAAACTTACAGTTTTGCCATGTGGTTATTTTCTACAGCAACGACTTCGACTATGCGACACGAGCGCAGGCTGAGGATCGCGTCTATCGTCTCGGACAGAAAGAGACGGTTTATATCTACGACATCGTTTGTGAAGACACGATAGATGAGCTCATACAGGGCAACCTGGACGGCAAAACGAACATGGTCGACAGCTTTAAGGCGTGGATCAAGCGACAGATCGAAGAGGAAAAGAAAAGGAAAGCTGAAACCAGGAAGAAAAGGAAAGAACAAAGGGACAGGAAGAAACAGAAAGAGATGGAAAAGAAGGGAGCCTGATGGGCTCTCTTTTTTGATGCTTCCATTTCCTTTCTATTATACCCCCGTTTGGAGATTGGAAATTTTGCTATTTTAATTTTTTTTAGACATATTATATATGTGTTCAAGTAAAAGCTGAAACACGGGAATGAAATAGGAAGAAAATGGAAAAAGTGTTTTTGAGTCTTACGAGAATTCAACATACTAAATACAGATAGAAAAAAGGTCATCTGAAAGATGAAAATTTTGCTATCTTTCAAAAAAATCGACATATTAAATATATGAAGTGAGAGGTAAGAAAAACCTCCCTTCTGAAACCCGATTTTTTGCTATTTTAAAAATAATTCGACATATTATATACGAGTTAAAAAAATAGCGATTTAGAACCCGTCAATATCTTACATAATATAAGTAAGAAGTAAATCCGCTGGCAACAGCCGGCGGCAAAAAATTCACACATTGTATATACTATGTTTTTTAAAGGAGGATTTAATTATGATGAAGAAACGCGAAATTAGTCAAGAACTTAGGAAGATGATTGAGCTTTGCGAGCAATATATGGGCGATAAAGGTTACTGCAACACCGATAAGATTGAAGAACAAATTAAAGCTCTTGCTGAGAAAAACCCAAGGGCTGCCGCATACTACGAGACGGTCGAAGCTGATTTTGCGGCGGAAAGCTTCGAAAAGCTGGCGGTTGTAGAAAGAGCAAGACAGGAGATTTGCTATGGAGACGACTATGAAGAAGCCGTGAAGAAAATGAACATGGATATCAATGAGATAAGCCTAAGAAAAGAGGTCTATTATACGATCATCAGTTCTAAAGCCCCAGCCAGTAATTACAAAGATGAGGACCTCAGATACAAAAGAATGGATGGAAAGTTCGGGTATGCTTTTAAGCATCCAAATAAGGATGTCTGGGTAATGTGCGAGAATTCATCGCATTTTGATATGACAATCGATATCACGCCAGAGGAGTTTGAAGCTGTGTACAACGCCCTCAAATAACGGCAAAGGTTTCTCACAGGCTAACCCCTGCGAGCCCAGGGTTCAACTCCCTGGGGCCGCTCTCAAAAATAGTAAAGGAGGATAAAACAATGAAAAAGATAAATATAGGCTTTGACGCCACACAGAAAGCAGAAGTTATTAAGCAGTATCTGGAGGAAAACCCAGGGATTACAAACATTGTCTATTTCTATCCGACAGAAATAACACCGTTGGATCTGAGCTTCACTGGGCTGGACATCTGGGATGTCCCCTGGAGCGAAATCATCATGTATCGTACCTACTATCCGTTGCTGGAATCGATTGATAAGAGCTACCTTCTCATTTTTGATGAGATGCTGAGAGTCAAGAAAAGGACTGATCTCACCTATAACTGCTGCCACAACTACGGCAAACAGACAAATCACCTTCTTACTTTCAGTTTCCTCCCAGCAATTGATGACAAGGAAGATTTTATGATCCTGGTTGATTTCGTTCATCCTCACATGTATCGCGGGATTGAATACGATCCGTCCTTCCTCGAAGAAGCTGAGATTAAAGCGGCTCTTCCCACGCTGGATGAAATCAAAATAAACAGTGACGACAAAAAAGATGAATACGAGGAATACAAGGAAACGCTGTTTGAAGATGCCAGCACGAAGAACCCTGATATAATCCCGAGAAATCTCCATCTTTGGTGTGGAACGAATTGTAAGAAGAGCCATATCGGAGATGATGGAAAGTATGTTGGAAGAAACGCAAGGCTTAAAAAGAAAAACATCTTTGTTTACAACAAGGTTGAGAAAGCTGATGAATACACGATCGTTGATTTTCCAATTCGTCATTCAACCTTTAACGCGTTCCTTCTTAAAACAGGAGCAAAGAAGCTTCACTTCCTGAACAGCGGACTTTCGGCGGATGAATATTACTTTGGCGAATACAAAGCTTGGATGGACATGATGAAGGAGGTCTTTTATGAACAGAAATAAACAGGTTTTTGTTCTGAAGAATGTCCTGGAAGCAGCACAAGAAAGAATTTCAATGGCCTTCGACGACTATGAAAACATCATGGTGTCAATCAGTGGGGGTAAGGACAGCACCGTTCTTGCCCACCTGGTTCTATCTGAAGCGAAAAAGCGCGGCAGGAAAGCTGGAATATTCTTTTTGGACGAAGAAGTCGACTATGAAGCAACAATAGATCAGATTAAATATCTGATGTTCGATATGGTTCCAGAAGCGGCCGTTCCGATCTGGTATCAGTTTCCGTTCCATTTGACGAACGCGACAAGCATGACAGAGGGACAGCTCATCTGCTGGGAACCAGGCAAGAGTGATGTGTGGATGAGAAAGAGGGACCCGAGAGCCATCCATGCTGTTCCCTGGGATGCCGACACGATCACCGTTAGAGACAAAAGGAAAGGTTTCGGCTTTTACGATGTCTTAGAGAACTTCGAAAATCATAGAGAGAACACTTGCTTCTTTGTCGGGCTCAGGGCTGATGAGGCGATGAACAGAAGAAGGGCGGTCATGAAAAATCCAGGGCATAAGGACTGGTTATGGACGACAGCAAAGCCTAACGGGAACATTACCGCATATCCCATCTATGACTGGACGTTTAATGACGTTTGGAAATACATATACGACAATAAGCTCAGATATAACAAAATCTATGATTATATGTGGCGCAAAGGTCTGAATACTCCTGAAATCAGGATTTCATCACTCATCCATGAGAAGAGTTTTAAAGCCCTGATCGATCTTCCTGAGTTTGAGCCTAAAACATTCGATAAGTTGAACAGAAGGATAAAAGGCATCCAGACGGCGAATATATACGGCAAAGAAGACAAGCTGATGAAGTGTCGGAAGCTCCCCAGGACGTTCTCGAAGTGGTCAGAATACAGGGACTTTCTTCTTGAAACATATCCAGTCGAAGCAGATAAGAAGGTGTTTGAAAAAAGGTTTTCCAGGCATCTTCAGAACGAATATGTCGCCAGGCAGCAATGCCGCCAATTGATACTTGGAGACATCGAAAACAACTTACCAGTAAACAATAAACCCGATCCTAAGGAAGAAAGGATCAGGAAAACAATCGAGAAGTGGAGGAATATATTATGAAAATAAAGACTAAGAAGGGGGAGCTTTTGCTCCCATGTATGGAACCGCAACTGGTCCCGATCGATAAAGTTCATACGAACAATTTCTATGAAAACCCGAACCATGTCTCCAGGAACAATATGGAGCTTTTAGAGCATTCCATTCTATTCAACGGATTCTGCTTCCCAGTCGTTTGTGTCGATAGCGAGGACTACCCTGGAGAATACGAGATTGTTGACGGTCATCATAGATATCTGATTTTTAGAGACTATCTCAAAGCTGACAAGATCCCGATCGTAGTCAATGCGAGACATGAACCGTCTGATAGGATGTGCGCAACAGTTGAATTTAATCGAGCTCGAGGCGTTCATGGCGTTGAGGAAATGTCCGATCTTGTTAGAAAGATGAGCGAACAGGGGATGACCGAGGATGAAATCGCAAAAGAGAACGGGATGGAGCTTGAAGAGGTGTATCGCCTGAAGCAGATCACTGGCATAGCAGATATCTTTAAGAACCAGGATTATAGCAGAGCCTGGGAAATGAGGGAGGTGGATTAACATGCTGAATATTAAGTTTCTAGTGATGAGGTCTCCTATGCCGCAAAGGAGAGAAAATGTGGAGGCCATGAAAAAACAGATCCCAAACCTGGTAGTCAAAGACTGCCAGGAGCCAGGGTTATTCGAACAGGCGATTGAATGCTGGCAACTGGAAGATGAATATGACGGGATCGTTATTCTGGAGGATGACGTCCAGCTTTGCGAAAACTTTATGGAAAGGATAATGACAGCGATAGAAGAGAGACCTGAGGAGTCGATTTCTTTCTTCGAGTCGGCTTGCTCTAAGAAGCCGCTTCATTCTGAATACAGGTCTGGATCCAAGCTGATGTGGATGCAATGCAGATATTACCCAGCGAAAATAGCAAAGCTTCTTTGTAAACAGGAAGAGTATGAGTATTTTAAGGAGAATTGGAGAAAATACACAACCGCCTGGAGTTATCCGATTGACACCTATGCGTCAGTAGTTTTCAGGAGACACAAGCTCAAATATTTCATGAAGTTGCCGTTCCTGGTTCAGCATTTACCAATTCGGTCGGCGGTAGGGAACAGACCGACAAACAGACAGACAAAGTTTTTTATAGATGATGTAGGGGAGGATTATGTATGAATGAAGAGATCTTAATTAAAGAAGGCGAAATAGCTACATGGGACGATGGAAGCAGGGTCATGGTTAACAACATCTTTGATCCGATTCCTGGCTTTATGAAAGAAGCGGATCTTGTCTTTGTCGATCCACCTTATAACACAGCGCTTCTTAACGGCTTCTATACCAAAGCCGGAAGGACGGACTATCCAAACAGGATTGAGGCCTTTTTTGAGAGGTTGTTCCTATATATAAAGGCGATAAAACCAAAGGTCGCTTATGTTGAGATAGGCAAAGAGCATCTTGCTGACGTGATAATGGAAATGAGAAAGCTCTTCAAATATGTGACGTTTTACAATTCCAGCTATTACCACAACAAGAAGAACAGGTGCTATATCGTCAGAGGTTCCAACAAAGCAAAGAAGCCCGATCTGGACTATATGGATGAGGAAGATATCATCTACTGGATCGGCGAAAATGAAGAATATGAGACGATCTGCGACTTTTGTATGGGGCAGGGGCTCGTTGCGAAAGCCGCAGCAAAGGCAGGAAAGAGGTTTGTCGGCGGCGAATTAAACCCAAAGAGGTTATCAGTAGTTTTGAAGTCATTACCAGGTTATGAGATACAGGAGGTTAGCGAATGAGCGTAGATTATGAGTATATAAAAGCCTACAAAAAAGAGCACTATGTTCCGGTATACATGAGCGTTTTCCCTGAGGAAAAGGAGAGCTGGAGGGCGGCTGCTAAAGCCGCTGGGAGCTCCCTTCAGGGATTTATCAGAGAGACAGTAAATCGTAGGGTCAGAGAGGGGAAGAAATGGTAAAAGTCGCGATATTTGAAAACATGAACGGAGAAATGGGAC